TATGCACCATCAAAGGCATCAGTTATTCCGTAACCGGAAACAGTCGTTGGTTTAGAAGTCAAGTTTTCAAAGGAAACTGTTGTCAAGTATCCGGAGTCATTTGAGAATGTAGAAACATTAGTGGGAGCACCAGATAAACTAGAATATGCACCATCAAAGGCATCAGTTATTCCGTAACCAGAGACAGTCGTTGGTTTAGAAGTTAAATCTGCAAATGCAACTGTTGTTAAATAACCAGAGTCATTTGAGAATGTAGAAACATTAGTGGGAGCTCCAGATAAACTAGAATATGCGCCGTCAAATAATGTTGGTTTACCAGTTACTTCCGCATAAGATATGGTAGTTAAATACCCTGAGTCATTTGCGAATGTAGAAATATTAGTAGGGACACCAGTCAAATCTCCATATGCTCCTGAGAACGCATCTGTAATTCCATAACCAGAGACAGTTGTCGGAGAAGAAGACAGATCATCAAAAGAAACTGTTGTTAAATAGCCAGAATCATTTGTAAATGTAGAAACATTAGTGGGAGCTCCAGATAAACTAGAATATGCGCCGTCAAATAAAGAAGGAGCACCAATTAAATCTGTGTACGCACCAGATGTCGCGACAGCAGATAAATCAGCAGTATTCGCCTTTGTTCCAATTAAATTGGCAGTTGATGTAGCAAAATCTGGGTCATTGCCAAGGGCAGTTGCTAACTCATTTAATGTGTTTAAAGTTTCCGGAGCAGAATTTACAACTCCAGCAACTTGGGTGTCTACATATGTTGTCAACGCGTAAGTTGATAAATCTGACGAAACCAAATAACTACCCAAATCTGTTATTTGAGATTCTGTTATAGTTAATCCAGAAAGATCATCCTGAGTGACAGTATAGCCTGTAATATATCCGGAATCATTAGTGAAAGAACTGACTGTTGTTGGAACGGTAGGTATTGTTGGTTTATTTGTCAGCGAATCATAATCACCATCAAAGGCATCAGTAATTCCGTAACCAGCAATTGTTGTCGGGTTAGATGTTAAATCTGCAAATGCAACTGTTGTTAAATAAGATTGCAAATCACTAATCTGCGATTCTGTAATTGATAGTGCGATTTGATGGCCAGTAACATCAGATTCTGTAACGGTATAATCAGTGATATATCCCTGCGAAACAACAAAGGTTTCTGTCGCATACCCACTTAGATCTGCAGAAATTAAGTAATCCGCCAAATCGGATATTTGAGATTCTGTTATTGTGAGTGCAGACTCATGTCCGGTAACATCAGATTCTGTGACGGTATACCCTGTAATGAATCCTTGGGCGTTAACATATGTTTGTGTGGCATAAGATGATAGGTCTGCAGCAACTAAGTATGTACCAAGATCGCTAATTTGAGATTCAGTTATTGTGAGTGCAGACTCATGTCCAGTAACATCTGATTCAGTGACAGTATACCCTGTAATATATCCAGAATCATTAGTAAAAGAACTTAGGGCAGTAGGAACACCAGATAAACTAGAATATGCACCATCAAAAAGATCCGGTTTATTTGTTAGATTTGCATAATCTCCATCAAATGCATCTGTAATTCCATAACCAGATATTGTTGTAGGAGTATTAGTAAGATCTGAGAATGCAACAGATGTTAAGTAAGAACCTAAATCGCTAATTTGAGATTCAGTCAAAGTTAGTGCAGACTCATGCCCTGTTACATCAGATTCAGTAACAGTATACCCTGTGATATATCCAGAATCATTAGTGAATGAAGAAAGATTTTCGGGCTTTCCTGTGAGATCTGCATATGCACCAGAAGTTGCAACACTAGACAAAGACGATGTATCTGCCTTTGTGCCGATCAATGTCGCAGTGGATGTTGCAAAGTTGGGATCATTGTTCAACGCAGCGGCCAGCTCATTGAGTGTATCCAATGTAGTTGGTGCAGAATCTACTAAGTTTGCAACTTTCTCATTGATGGTTGCTTCAAGAGATGTTCCATCTGAAGTTGAGATTCCTACAAATTCTATCTTTCCAGATAGTGGATTATATCTATAACTCATTACGCCGTCCTTTCAACAGTCAGTAAGTTTCCGGATGAATCATATGTAAAATCTAAACGGGCAACCACTGAACCGGACGAACCTCCAAGTTTGTATTCAACTGCAATCAAGTTATTAGTAGAGGATTCGTATGAGTTTTCTATAAAGTCATGGGCAGGGATTCCTAAACCGTTTGCGATATAGTTTTCTTGACCAAATTGTGATACTGCCATTTTTCCTCCTAAAGTATTTCTACTTTAAATTTTCCTGTATTTCTTCGATAAGACTCTTTTTAGTCTTTCTTCTGTCCAATTCGACATCTATGTGTTCTCTTGCCCAGAGTTCCAGTTCTTCCTTTGTCATTGATTCAAAGTCTGGAGATTCTGGTTTTGCTGCAAAATGATTTTTTTGTTCGCGTTTCTTCTTAGGTTTCTCTTCGACCACTGGTTCTTCAACAGGCTCTGGTTCTGCAGCGACAGGTGCTGCGGCCGCTTCCATATCGGTTTTTAAGTTTCTCATAGAAACTAAAAGTTCTCCAGTTCTGGAATCTTCCCATCCCTTATCTGTCGCAACTGCGAATTTTGCCCACTTAGGCGGCGTAAACTTACCCATGATACCTCACTTATGCAAAACTGGCGATCTTCTTCGCTCTAGCTTTGTTCTTATATTTTTCCATTGCCATTGCCTCAACTTCTTTCTTCAGTTCAGATTTAGAAACTTTGGGTTGCAATTCTTTCACTAATTTCGACATCTCTGCCGCGTCTTTTTTATCAGAAGACTCAATTAATTCTTCTATGTCTGTATATTTAGACTCAGAAACTTCACCGTCTCCGCCACATTCTGGACAATCTTTCTTTCCATGTTTACCTGTACCATCGCAGTGATCACACTCTTCTTCCTTGAGAGAGTCTTCAAGAACTTTCTTTGCGGTATCTCCAGAGATTGTTACAGGATAAGACTTACCACCAAATGAGAAGTTTTTCTTTCCTGCTTTCTTCGCAGCAGACGCAGCACCAATAAACTGTGCGACATCTTCATCGGTAATTCCTTCTTTTTTCATCTTCTTGGAACTACAATGAGCTTCGAACATCTTTCTAATGTCTCCACCAGAAACATAATCGGGAAGCATATCTTCTAGATCATCTACAGTGACAGTCTTCATCTTCGCAACTTTAGCGGCGAAGGCCTTCATCGTCTTAGATTTCTTCATCATTGCGGCGATTTCTTTTCCTGTCGCTTCTTCTAGTTCCACTTCTTCATTAAATAATTTATATCCATACATATCATGATCCTCTTGAACTTCTTCTTTAGAAAGCATTTTATAGACAACCGAAGCGAGTTGTTTTCCTGACATCTTCTCCATCTTCGTTTTATTCTTATCGTTTACTTTATCATAAACCTGCAGAATAAGACCAGCAGTGGTCAGATCAATTCCCTTCGTGTGTTGTTTTCTGTCAACAATCTTTCGAGCAAGTTCAATTCCACTTTCTTCTGTGATATCTACAATTTCTTCTAAGTTCTCAAAGAGTTTCGCAGCCTGTCCCAGAGATATAACCTTAAATGCGCCCACGTTTCCGGTCTTATCTGTCACTCTAAACTTGAACTTTTTACCGTCCATAGAAATTTTAACGTCATACTTCTTACCATCCTTTCCTCTGACAGTCTTAAATTCTGACTCGTTCATCTCAATTTCCTCCATAAATTCAGAAGCCTTCAGTTTAATGTTATGTGCTCTTCGAAGTTCTGTTGCCGCTATCTGAGAAACGAACTTAACTTTTGCCTTTGCGATCTGCGTCAAGGCGTCTTTATCCTGAGACTTAATCATCTTTGTTAATTTTTTATAGGTAGGACTAGTGGGATCTACAGTAGAAACAGTAGAGTATGCCTTCTTTAGTTTACCAAGTTGTGCTGTACTGAAACCTTCTGTAGTCTCTACTCTCTTTCTTTTCATAGATCTATTGTGGAATAGATATTCAATCGCACCGTCTCTTAATTCTTTATCCGACTTCTT